AAATGATTAGTGATGAAAAAGGAAATGTAACAATAGATAAATTACAATCCACTCTTCAATTGATAGATCGTCCGTTTATTTTCGATCTTTGGAAAATATCTTTAGAAGATAAAATGGATAGTTTTGGTTGCTACATGAAAAACCTAAGTTTACGTCAAAATCGTGAACTTACTTGGAAAGATTCTGAATTTAAACCTCAATTAAATAGTGAATTAAATTATAATAAAACACTAGATAAAAATATTGATGATGATAATAATGGCAATATATCAGAAGATTTAATTGAGAAATGGGGTTATGGGTATACCGAACAAGAATTAATATTATTTGAAAAGAAATGGAAACAACTTATAGATAATTACGGTGAAAAAACATCTTTTCATATAGAAGGTTTAAAAACATATATAAGATTTAGAGTTAAAGAAGAATTAGCAACTGCAAAAGGTGAAGTAAAGGATGCAAAAGAATGGGCAGCAATGGCTAAAGATGCTGCTACTGCTGCAAAAATTAATGTTTCGCAATTATCTAAATCTGATATTAGTGGTGGAGTAGATTTACTTCCTCAATTATTTGAAGCAGTTGAATCAGAAGTAGGTATTATCCCTATACTCCCCTATTTAAAAGAACAACCTTATGATGATGCAGATTTAATTATTTGGACTATTGTTAATTATATAAGAAGATTGGAAGATAAACCAAGAATAGAATATAAAGAAATTTGGAATTTTTATGATCAAATGCTTTCAGATTATTATAATCAAAAAGGTTATTCAAATGAAATGGTGCAAAAGGAAAAAATAAAAAGAAATAACGTATTTAGAGATTTAGGAGAAGTTTATAAAGAACCTGTTTATGAAGATGGTGATAATTAATGCCCTCTTATGCTAATTTTGAGAGTAAAAATAAAAAATATACTAAAAATAGATATGATATTTATGAACCAGCTTTTGAAACTCCTTTAAAAGCATCTGAATATAATTCAAATATAATTACAAGAAATATACAAGACTTTTCTGAAGTATGTTCTTTTCTTCGTTGGATGCCAGATATTTTTTGGGATATGTATAAGCCTGAAAATGGTGGTTTAGTTTTTGATTTACACCAAAGAGTAATGATTAGATTATTAGCAAGATTTCCCGAAAATTATTTTTGCGCTCCTAGAGGAATTAGTAAAACATTAATTCATGTAATGAACCAATACTGTACAGCCTGTTGTTTCCCTGGAGTGTCTCTCTCGATCACAGCTTCAACCAAAGAACAATCGGTTAAGATTTGGAAAGATAAACATGATGAAATTTTAAGATTTTATCCTTCGTTTGCTGAAAATATTAGATCGGCAACCTTTTCCAAAGACTCTGGAAAAGTTGAATTTGTAAATGGAAGTGTTGTTGATAATCTTGCAAATTCCCAACAGAGTAAAGGTTTGAGGAGGCACAGAGGTGGTCTGGAAGAAAGCGCATTAATTGATAAAGATACATATGATGATTGTATTGAACCAATTTTTAACATTGGTAGAACTACAATGACTAGTGAAAATGATCCGGAAGAATTGAATGGACAAATTAATAGATATAGTACTTCAGGTTATAAAAATAGTGATGAATATGAAAAAATTATAACTATTGCAAAAAATATGGTTGATTTAAAAGGGTCATTCGTTTTTGGTTCAGATTGGTTTATACCTGTTCATTTTGGTAGACAAAAGAAATCAACTATAGATAAAGCAAGAAAAAGTAATATAATTCGTTTTAAACAAAATTACTTATGTGATTGGGTAGGAGTAAGTGATGGTGGTTTAATTAATATTAGTAAATTAATTAAAGCTAGGACTATTACTTTACCCGAATTAGAATGTCCAAGAGATAAAAGAGGAAATTATGAATTATGTGAATATGTATTAGGTGTTGATGTAGCAAGAAGTTCTTCAGAAAATAATAATAAATCAGCTATAGTTGTTTTAAAAATTATTAGAAATCAATCAGGATTAATTAGGCAAATTCATATTGTTAATATAATAACACCCCCAAATGGTTTGAATTATGAAGAACAATCGGTAATAGTTAAAAGAGTTTTTTATCAATATGGTGGTAATTTAGATATTGGTAAATCTAGAGTAAAAGCTATCGTAGTCGATGGGAATGTAATTGGGCAGGGATTAGTTGAAAAATTATTAGAAGATGTAACTGATTTTGAAACTAATCAAGAATTAGGGTGTTTTGCAACTATTAATACAGATGATAAACCGAAAGTTAAAGATGCACCTCCTTTTGTTTATGTTTTAAAAGCACAAGGTATTAATGGTGATATTATTAGAGAGTTTATAAATTATGTTGAGTCTAATAAATTAAAATTAGTGAAGTCTTTTGATGACATTAAACAAAATATACCAAAGGAGATTAATGAAGAAATAATAGAAACTATCTGTTTACAAACACAATTATTAATAGATGAAGTAGCAAATTTAAAACTTAAAAAAACGCAAAATTCAATAACCGTAGAGCAAGTAGTTAAAAGGGTTGATAAAGATAGGTATTCAGGACTTGTTTATGGTTTATATTATATTTCTATGTTTCTAGAAGGAGAGCAAGATGATTCCGATTATGATTTTGTTTTTGCATCATCTTAAAAATATTAATATAAAACTAACCAGAAAGGAGGTTTCCTTTTATTGAGTGAAAAAGAAAGTGGTTTTGATATTGAAGTGAATTCATTAAGAGATATGAATTATTATTTATCTGATACAACTTCTAATCCAAAATATTCTATGGAAAACTTAAAACAATACATTAAATATCCTATGATTTATAACAGGATTTTAAGAGTTATATCAAAACAAGCATATTATTCTAATGGATTATACGGAGAATCAATAGATAGAATGGTATCTTTACCTACATTATCTTATATAACTACTTTACGAAATAAAATAGGTAAAATGAAAAATTTCAAAAGTAGATTTAATTATGTGCTTAAATTATTAAATATTGATAGGTCAACTAGGGATATTCTTAGAAATTTATTTATAGAAGGTATGTCAGTTAGTATTTTACGGGATACAACTGCATCAAATAAAAATATTGATACTTCATCTGGTTCAATTGAAACAATAGATAGATTAGAAGGTTTATCACTTAATGATAATTTTATGCTTCAACCATTAAATAACGATTATTGTAAAATTGTAGGGTTTCAAAATAATGTAAGTATTGCAGCGTTTGATATGCAATACTTTGATCAATTTAAACATGGTGGATTAGTGCATGAAATTAAGAATTACCCAAAGGAATTTATTAAGGCATATACCGAATATAAAAGAGATGTAAGTAAAAGATGGTTTATTCTTGATTATAAAAAGACTATTGCTTTAAAAGCAAAAGCTAGTGAGTTAGATGCTTTTGGAATTCCTTTTGGAATATCGGCTTTTGTTGATATAAAAATGAATGATGAATATGGTAATAGTCAATATAAATTAATTCAAGAGTTAGCTAGTAGTATATATTATTTAATACTTCCTGAAGGAGAAAAAGCAGGATCGTGTAGTCTTAATAAAACTCAGCAGGAAAATGTAATTAAAGCATTTGAAAATGCAGTTAAATTAAACACAAATGCTAATAGTAGTGCAAAAATTTCTACACTATCACTAGCACCAGGAACAAAAATAGATAGATTATCAAAAGACAGTTCGTTACTTAAAGATACATTAAATGAAGAAAATATGAAAAAAATATCTACAAATTTAGGTTTTGCTATATCTGCTTTAAATGCAGAAAGTCAAAATGCTAATTTAGGAAGTTTACAGATTAATTTAGATTTAATATCTGCACAAATATTTCAATATGTAAACGAAATAGCAAAAGAACAAACTAGGGTGATTAACGAGCATTTAGGTGTTTTACCTAGAGATTATATTGATATTAAATACTTACCTATAACTTGGCTAAATAGAAAAGATGTATATGAAAAAGCAAAAGATTTATATATGACTACTGGTGGAAGTAGAATGTTTTATATTGCAAGTGCAGGTTTTGATCCTGATGATTATTTAAGTATTTGTGACGAAGAAATTGAGGCAGGATTAGATGAAAAATATCTCCCTCATATTACTAGTTATACTGCAACAGATAGTGCCGATAAACTTAATCCTGAAGGAAATTTTGGAGGAAGACCGTCAAAGGATATCAAAG